TTTTGAAAAGAAAGACTCGCGTTGATCCTGACATTGATCGTGTGCGGCGCTTGGCCTGTATTGATAAATCATCCATTTATGGATGTATAAATTGGAACAGGAAAAGCGTTGGACAAGACAAATGGTTAACAGCTCAAGATGGGATCAATTGCGCACTTCGTTTTGCTTTCTTTCATGGGCGTGAATTCTTTGAACATATTCGCTCGACATGCATCCAGCATGCTGAGAGAAATGAGCTAGGAAGATTGCGCCTATTAACTTGGGTGGAATTGAAAAATCAATATTCCATCCATGGAGGCATTTATGAAGAAGCACACTGTGAGTCTTCAGAAATTTCACCAACGACTGATACCATTATCGAAGGAACACCACATCTTGGTACAGTCATTTTACAACCGGAGCCTACCGTGCAAGCTCCAGTCACGAACAAACAACCTTTTCGTGATTCACGAGCACGGCGGATCATTCCTGAGCAAGCATGGAATGTTCCTGAGATGGCAGAGAAGTTTTCGCAATTTGACCATTTTCAATGGACGGCAACGCAAACAACAATGACTTTGTTGAAGCAATACTCAGTGCCTTTTGATTTGATTCAAAATAACACTGTTAGTGTTCCTTTCGCAAATTTTACGTTCGCGCGTTTCCATACATTGATTCAAGCAACATCTAATGGTCCAAAAACATCACAAGGGAAACTTCTCTTTACATTTGTGCCTGGTATGAATAAAACCGAAGCGGCAGGACGACACGGAACCAACTTGTGCGCTGCTACTACAATAACAAACTTCGGCTTAGGTCCAAATCATTCATCGGGTTCAATCGAGATACCTTTTTACAACATCAATTCTTTTATGAATATAGTGTCTCCTGATCCCAATGTTGATTTTGTCGGAACTCTGAATGTTTTAGTGGTTATACCACTTGCCACTGATCCATCAGATGCAGTTGCATATTCTGACATCACTATGTATGCATCTTTTAAAAACTCAGAGTTTCATGTTCCTATTTCACAAGTTCTTTCTAGGCGAAAATTCAATCCTCTCTATATGAAAGAACTCAATATCACAGAGAAAGATAGAACCTATGAAAGACTTAAGCAGTTTACTGCTGAGTTTGAGACTATATCAGAAAGCGGTGAGTCTGAACAATATGAGGAAATGACAATTGAAGAAATCAGAGCTATGTTTCCC